ATAATCATCATGAATTTGAGTAACTAAATCTTTAAAAATTTCTTTTTTTAGTACTTTATCAATCCAAGTAATAATTTTATTACCTTCATTAATTATATCATCATTATTATTAATTAAATTATTAACAGCAACACTTTTATTAACAATTGTTTTAATATCCTTTTCATCTATTTTTTCAAAAGCAATCAATTTTCTTCTAAGTAGTTCAATTTTATCTCTAGGTAATGATTTTAAAACATTATCATTATCTGTTAAAATAAAATCAATCTTATTCTCGGAAAAATAATGATTTTTCTTCTCAGATAATAATGGACTCTGTTTCACTTGTTTTTCTATTTCATTTGATTTAGGAACTACACTAACATTATTTTTAGAATTGTATTTCCAATAATGATTTCCTAATAAAAGATAATATCCAACACCATTATTATATTTTGAATTTGATGATAATGATGGTTCTGTATAATTATTGTTATCTAATTTAATAATACACGCAGTATCATTCCATATATATTCAACAACTGTACCATTCAAATTGAAAGAATCATATTGAATATTAATACTTGAATTAATATTAGGTGGCCACTTAGATAATTTTATTTCTTTTAAATTATCAGGATAATCAGGAAATTCTGATCTATACTCATTTCCTCCTATCATATTATAATTAATTTTATATAGCTTCATATATAAAATTAATATATTTTTATTGATTAATTATTCTAATATTTGTATTATTTATATTACCAGATAAATTTCTAAACGAAATTTCATTTATATTTAATTTTGGTGGGTTATCAATATTATATTTAAATGATAATTTCTTTTTCTCATAACTATCTTTTGACGAACTTATCGTTAAGAATTTTTTTCTATTTTGATCCATTGTTTCTCCTAAACAATTAATTCTAAATTCTTCAAATGGAGTATTATCTAAAACTGTTTTATTATTATCCTTTAAATATTTATTTCTTAAATTAATTATATTCTCTAACATAAAATCATAATTTTTAGATTCTTTTTTATCGTTATTTATATGATAATACATAAATTTTATCAATAACATTAATATTAAATACGGATAAGTTACAATATTAATTTTCTTTTTTTCTAAATTATAATACGGTATACACATACAATTATTTCCATATACATTTAATACCTCCTTACCTTTATACTCAAATGAAACTCTACTATCTAGAAATTGGAAAAATGGATGATATTCTTTAATTATTATATCCTTATTAAATGCTGTCAAATCTTTATAAATTTTATTTACATCAGATTTTAAATTTATTGAAATAACATCATAATAAGGTACATATAAAGGACTTTCTTTATTTGTAGCCTTATATTTATAATAATCATATGCATAATATCCAAAAACTAATAACTTACTTCCATTAATAATATTCTTTCTTATAAAATTTAAAATATTATTTGTATTATTATCAATATTAATTTTACAAAAATGACCTTTTGTCTCTAAAGGATAATATTTTAATAACTTTACTGCCCTCTTAAAGTTTTTCTCAATTCTCCAATAACTGAGAATCGGATCATTATACATTCTTAATATGTCAATTAATATAAATTTTGGATGTGCAAGTTTTAATTTACCAAATTGCCATAAAGGCATTCTATGAAATAAATTAGATGGCATATATGATGCATCACAATAACTATAAAAATCAACATATAATGTAAATGTTTCTAAATGTGTTGCAGATTTTACTTGAATATTCTTATATCCTAAATCTTTTAACTCATTTCCTATATTAACTAAATCAATAATTGGCTCATATGAATAAAACTCGATATCCGCTAAATCTAATCCGTCTTTTGAATATATTCTGTCTTTTTCATTTTTATATACTATTAATTCGTTATATGCATAACCACCATAAACAACTCTTTTATTTTTTTCAATATAATTTGAAATAATTTTTATTATTTTTTTATAAGTTTTTAATGATGGTTCTATTTTCTTCTCTAATGCATATTTTCTTGCTTTATCACTAATTTTACTTAAATTTTCGGTTATTATATCTATATTTTTTTCATCATATAATACTACCATATATATATACAAATAAAATTATTTAATTAAATCTGGAATACTATCTGGCATTTCTACTATCTGAGTTTGATAATAATTCTCAATTGTTCTCATATACTTATCATCAGTTTTCATCACAAAATTTATAGCCCATCCTTTTCTTCCAAAACGTCCAGTTCTTCCAATTCTATGAATATATGACTGCATATCTTCTGGTAAATCGTAATTAATTACTAACGATACAGATCTTACATCAATACCCCTAGCTAATAGATCTGTTGTAATTAATACTCTTGTTTCCCCTTTTCTGAAGTTTCTCATAATTTTATCTCGATCAATTTGTGTAATATCTCCATGAATACTTGAAACTGGATAACCCTCCTCTGATAATTTTTCTGATAACCAAATTACTTTTTTTTTCGATGAACAATAAATCATTGATTGACCAACTGATATCGATTTATATAAATCACATAAAGTTTCATACTTTTCTTGTTCTGTTTCTAATGAAATATAATATTGAGAAATTCCCTCTAATGTTAAATCTTCTTTCTTTACTAAAATTTTAATCGGATCTTTCATAAATTCTTTTGTTAATAATAAAATATCATTTGGCATTGTAGCTGAATAAATTGCAATTTGAGATTTTTCTGGAACAAATTTTAATATTTCAATAATTTGCTCCTTGAAACCTTTATTTAACATCTGATCTGCCTCATCTAATATAAATAATCTTAATGTTGACATATTAATTACCCCCCTATTTATCATATCATATATTCTACCTGGTGTAGCTACTAATATTTGTGATTTACTTACTTCATCATTTTTTAATTTTTTACCCCCAATTACTGGAGAAATATCTATATTTAAATACTCTGATAAATTTTTAATTACTATAAATGATTGATCTGCAATTTCTCTTGTAGGACTTAAAATAATTATTTGACAAGATTTAATTGACTCATCTACTAACTGCAATGATGCAATACTAAATGTACCTGTTTTACCACAACCTGATTGTGCTTGAATAACGGAATCTTTTCCTTCTATTACTGGAACGATTCCTTTTTTTTGAACTGATGATGGCTTATCAAAACCATATGATAATATACCTCTCAATAAATTTTCTTTCAGCGGCATATCTTCGAAATTTTCATAATTTTCTATATTTTCCATGTTTATATATTTTAATTGTTTAGTATTTAAATATATTTATATAATATATATATGAATAACGAAAACTTTATCTTATTCACATCATTATTCTCTCTAATTTTATCTATAACCTATTTGTTATTAATTAACTACATTTTCAAAATAAATTTAATAGATCTAAAAAATCAAAATATCTATCTTAATCGAAATAAATTATACATTTGCGAAAATATTAATGATAAAAATACTTGCAAATCAGTTCTCAATAATAATAATATGATTGACCTTAACAATGATAACTTATTTATTAATAAAAATACACTTCTTTGTGACGATATTAACGATATTAATACTTGTACCTGTTTATCAAACAAATGCGACTTCTTCCAAAACTTAAATCATATAACACTAGTCGATAAAACAATATCATTTGATGATAACAAATACGGTATGAAACTAGGTGCTAGAATTCTACCTTTAGAAAGTAAAAATACATTTACCTTTAGCACCTGGATTAACATCACAACAACTGATAATGAAAACTGGCGCTCCATTTTTTTATGGCGTAAATCTAACAATAATTATAACCCAGCTATACTAATATCTCCAAAAAATTGGTCCACTTGTAGCACCAAAGTAGATATCAGATTTAATAATCTAAATAATAATGATGGCACCTTTAATATTGTTGATGATAATCATGGTCATTGCATAAGAGATACAATTTATAATTATTATAATTGGTTTAATTTAGTTATAGTAGGGAATACAAATAAATTAAGTTTCTATATAAATGGTACTCTTGTCCAAGAAGAAATGTTATATAAAAATTTAGAATTAGGAGATGAAAATGATGAAATATTTATAGGAGGATCACCTGAATATAGTTGTGATGGTATTCTATTATCAAAAATGAGATGGTTTTCAAAACCATTATCGCTAAAAGAAATTAGTATTTTATATAATGATAAATATTATTAAAATATATTTATATAATATATGCTTATTTTATTATCATTAACTATAACAATAATTTATTTTATACTAAATATATTAGATAAAGGTACAATCGGTGATCAAGGTTCGATAGGTCCTTCAGGTGATCGAGGTAATAAAGGTATAGTTGGATTAAAAGGAAGTACAGGCCCAAGAGGTGAAATGGGCTCAAAAGGAGATTTTTTTTATGGAAGTAAACAAGGACCAATTGGTTCAACTGGTTTAAAAGGACCTCAAGGTGATCAAGGTGCTCAAGGTCAAGTAGGTGATAGAGGTGATAGAGGTGATAGAGGAAAACAAGGTGAAGAAGGGGATAAAGGAGAACGTGGCCCAAATGGACCTAGAGGAATCAAAGGCGATAAAGCAGAGAATAATTTATTAAAATTCGGTATTAATGGTAATATCGATGAAGAGAAAAAAGTACAAACATTAAATAGTAACTATGAATTAAATTATTATAGAATAAGTTCAGGAATGGAAAAAGGTTATGATAAAGCATTTAGTAAATTTAAATCTGGAATTGAATTAGATAATGTGAATGGAAATATGAATTGGAATAATGTAATTACTGGATTTAAATTAATAAATGATGATGACGATGATAGGTCTAGTTGTTATTATACTAATATAAAAATAACTAATCCCTGAAAAATATATTAATATATTATATGAAAAATATATTAATATATTTAATATTTTTAATATCTATCTCAAATATTATTATTTACCATTTTATTAAAAAACCAAAAGGTGAAACAGGACCAACAGGTCCAAAAGGACCTAAAGGTGATAACGGAAACCAAGGCGCTTCAGGAATTACCGGTCCAGTTGGTTATTCAGGATCAAAAGGTCCAAAAGGAAGTGAAATTGGTAATAAAGGAGAACAAGGTGATCAAGGTCCAAAAGGATCTGTAGGCCCTGAAGGACCTAAAGGATCTGTAGGGCTTAAGGGTATTAAAGGTGATAAAGGATTGAAAGGTGATAAAGGTCCTGTTGGTCCAGAAGGGAAAATAGGAGATAAAGGTCCAATTGGGTTTAGTAGAATAATCGGTAATATGAATGATTTAGACATTATAGCAGATAAGAGTAAGTGTTTAAAGTTAAATGATAATTTTGAATGTCCGAAAGATTCTTTAATATTTGATATGACTTTTAATAAAGATAATTTAATAAAGGATATTACTTGTTGTAAGTTGATGATTAATAATAATTTAATTCAAAAAATTAATAATAGAGATAAAGTTATACAAAAATTATCAGTTATATTAACTGAATTTAATACTAATATTTTATCATTTGACAATTACTTTATACCAACTAATAAATATCATGTTATATTAAAAGAATATGATTCTAGATCTATTGAAATTATTAAAAAGAATATTGATTTAATTCAAACACTTATTTCTGGAATACAAAATTTTAAATCAATAAGAGAAATGTCTGAAGATAATATGCTTAATTTAATAGGTAATCAATTTAAAGTTGACGAAATTAAAATTTATGCAAATGATGAAGAAACAGAAATTAATAAAACATATGGTTCAATAACTAATTATGAGTATTATATACTAAGCTTAATAACACTAATTTTTAGAAATGAAGACGACGGTACCGATATTACTGATTATAATTATTTAATTAAACAAATTTATGATTTTCCTAGAAATGATTTAGATGATTTGAAAAAATATGTATCTATCTAGAAAAAAATATTTAATACTATATGAACTTAATATATTACTTTTTTATATTAATTATCGTATCTAGTTTAACTATTTCTAACTTAACTAACCGATTCCTTCCTGGACCAACCGGATCTATTGGACCTATGGGACCCACAGGTCCTAAAGGTTATGAAGGCTCAGTTGGTGCAACTGGAGATCGAGGGCCTACTGGATTTAATGGAATTCAAGGAAATAACGATGGACTCAAAGGACCTAAAGGTCCTATAGGTCTTAAAGGTTCGAGAGGTCCTCAAGGAATTAAGGGATTTACTGGACCCAAAGGGTTAAAGGGGTATGACGGATTAAGAGGAGTCAAAGGAAAAAGAGGGGATATAGGCTTACCAGGATTAATTGGTTCAAGGGGAGATCCAGGTGAATATATTTATACCAAGATCGATTTAGATAGTTGTAAAGAATATTCTTTTGATAATGAAAATTTAGAATTAAAATGTCCTTTTGGATCGTTTTTGACAAAAATAGATTTAGAAAATAAAAAATGTAGATGTTGTAAATTAATGTTAGATGAAAGATGTAATAATAATTTAGCTAAATTAACGGAAGATGATAATACAGAAAAAAGTACTAAATATTATAGAGATTTGAAAAATATATTTTATATGGAAGATTATGTTTGTGATGATAATTATCATCCATCAATAGAAGGTGATGCAATTAATATTAGATGTTGTAAAAAAGAAGAAGATAATAATACATATTTAAAATTAAATATTATATGATTAATTTATCGTTTAAAATTTTTTTGCTGTTAATTCATTAAGAAATGTTGGTGCTTTCTTTTTGGTTTTTGTCGATGATTGTTCGTTTATTTTGTTTTTCTTTTTTGAAATAAAATCTGTAAACCTAAATTTATCTTAATTGCATTTCTATATAATAAAAACTTCTAATAAAAAATCAATTACTTTTAAATACCAAATCAAATAATACCTATTATGTAAATGTTCTTCTTTTAATTTTTTTTTAATATCCCTCCTAATTTTTCTTAATTCTAAGTTAGAAGATTCTTTTAATTTTTGTGGTTGTTCACAGAATTGTAATTTATTATTAAAATTATCATATAAAATTTCATAACAGTCAAATATATTAATCTTTATTAATTCTTCTAACATTTCTATATATAATTTTAATAATTTTTCATTATAATCACTAGGTTTTGTGTAAAATCCATTTTTACTAATATATTTAATATTTTTTATATCTTGGTTAAGAATATGATTTTCTTTTAATAATAAGTTTTTTGAATGTTCAAAATAAAGATTTTTAGGAAAGCTATCAAAACAATCTATATATGTTTGAAAGTCCATTTTAGTTAAATTTTCGATTGATTTAAGATCCATTATAACTCAATTTTTTTTTCCTAGCTTAGTTAATAATTATAATAATATTTAGCAATTATATTTTTCAATTTTTTATAATTTTATACTAGAATAAATTAAATTTAATATTTTATAATATATGAAAGAGTATTTTTCATTAGATAATGAATTAATTAATAATAGATATAATTTAGTTATTGAAGATTTTGATGTATTAAGCGGTCCTAAAGGACCTACTGGTGAAAGAGGTTACACAGGAGTAAAAGGTCTTCAAGGTCTTCAAGGTGATAGGGGTTATAATGGACCAATTGGAGATGTAGGAGAACAAGGACCACAAGGCTATAGAGGTTTAGAAGGAGAAATAGGTGCTAAAGGAGAAAAAGGTATAGATGGTGAAAAAGGACCAGTAGGTTTTCAAGGATTTAGAGGAGAAAAAGGTTTGATGGGTGATAAAGGTTCAAAAGGAGAAAAAGGAGATCCTGGGGTACAAGGTTATGAAGGTAGACAAGGTTATATGGGTTTGAGAGGTCCTAGAGGTCAAATGGGTAGGACTTTATTAACTGATGTTTCAATTGAGGGTGATTATCAAACAGAATCATTAGATATGACTGGTTTTAAAGATAATATTAAAGCGTCATTACAGAGTGAGATGATAGATCCGATTAGTGGGAAAAAGGTTATGTTGAAGGGTAAAAATGAAAACTCCTTAAGAGGATTATGTGATTATAATGGTTATTTAAATTCATTTAAATTTACTACAAAAGATCAATCTTTAAATAGAACCAAATCAGGTAAAAAAATTAAAGTAAAAGATAATGAAGTTGATACAGATACAAGTAATTTATTTAGTGAAATAGGTATGCCATATAAGTATAGAGTTGGTTGTAAAAAAATAGTTAATAAATTTTAATAAAAAAAAAACAAAAAATTTTGTTTTTTTTTTGAGGTGTAAAAACACGTCACCTCATTTTTTTATTATATTTTTTGGGGTTCGATATTTAACATCTACTTTCCCTATCTTCTTGTTGTTAAATTAATATAGGCCTTTTTGTATATAATCTTTTTTCTTTTTTTTTAAAGTATTTAATTGGCCTTTAGTTACTTATGATAATCTTTAATTTTTTTGTGTTTTTTTGGAGATAGAATCTCAATTTTTAAAGTATTGGCCTGAGTAATTTTCTTTATAATCTTTAATTTTTATGTTTTTTGTAGATGGAATCTCCATTTTTAAAGTATTGGCCTTAGTATATTCTTGATTTAATCTTTAATTTTTTTTTAAGTATTATCAATTATTAGATAATGCTAGTTATCTAAAGGAAAAACAAATGTAATAAATCTGTCTTACCTAGATTTCTATTGCATTAACATAGATTTGCAAATTATTTACAAATCTATTCTTACTTTCACAATTCATATTTTTCAGATATTCTGATTTAATAATCAACAAATTATTACCTTTAGTGTAAATTCTTGGATTATTTAAAATCAAATGTTTTCTTTCATCATCGAGAAAATCTTTTGACAAATATGGTTGAAAATTTTGATTTTCTCGAGATTGTAAAAATCCTGAAAATGCATAATTTTTATAATCATATTCAATTTCAGTTTGTGGATTACCATCTTTTGGTGCTCCTTTCAATTCAGAAAGAACTCCTCCATATTTATCTGAAACTATTTTAGGAAAATTCTTTCCTAAAGAATAGTTAATATATTCTTCTCCAGTATCAGGTGCAAAAATTGTTGTAGGATATAACCCTTTAACACATTGTCTATATATGATATAATCACAATTTGGTAACAAGGTTAATTCAAGTTTATCCCAATTAACACCTTTACTGGTATTTTCAGTAAAGGTAAAATATTCTGCAATTTCAAGACTGGTAAAAGCTTCAACTACTTGGGAAAATTCATTAAACGAATTCTCATTCCATCCTTTATAGTAATGGTTTATGTAGAATAGTACAGCCTCATTCATATTAAAGACATTATACCTACTTTTTAACTTATCAAGTGTAGATAAATTAAATTGTTGATCTAATATTTGATATTCAAAGCAATATCCCTCTTCAGATAGTCTATTTTTTAATACTGTATTTAAGTGATCTACATAATCAGTTGTCTTAATATCCAAATTTAGATAATATAAATTCATTTTTTCTTTACTTGAACGGTAACAATATGAAGTCCTTTTTTCTTTACTTGAACGGCAATAATAATTAAGCTCATTCTTCTCAGGCTGAAACTTATTATCTATCATTTCTTGATAACTGATTAGATAAAGGAAGAATGCAATTTCGTCATCTGTACATTTGTTTTGAAATAACAAAATGTAATTTTTAACTACTTCATATAGTAGTTTATTAAGAAATTGTTCTTTTTCTTTTTTTTGTTCAGCTACAGGTTTTTTTTTTTCATAACTATTAGGATTCGGAAGCATATCAATCCATGACTGCTTTCTATAATCATGAAACCAATACAAATTTATTATTAAAATAGTTTTGGCTTCTAGAACAAGATGTTTCCATGAATCTTCATTTATGTTAGCTTTTAAAACTTTTAAAGTTTTTAATAATTTTGTTAATGTTTCCAAGCATTTTGTAAAAGGAGTGCGTGATCCATCATGAAATTTAGATGTTTTCATTTCATCTAAGAAAAATTGGATATCATCACCATTATCATAACTGAAAAAATTTGTAATTTCATCACTAAAGTCTTCAATTACTTTTAAGGGAGTAAATATACTACTCATTTCCAAAATTATTCTACGGACATCATCCTTTTTCATTTTATTTTGTGAAGCAT